GATGGCCTTGGCGAGTTCGGTCTGGCGGTCCAGCGCGTTCTGTTCCGCTGTAGCCTGCCTGTTGCGCTCTGATTGGTCGGCCTCGAAGCTCATCTTGGCATTTGCCAGTTGCTGCTCGTAAACGGCTTGGTCTTCCGGCGATAGCGTGGGCTTGGACGCCTCATTCAGCGCCTGCATCTCTTTCAGGTCCATTTCCCGGTCTTTCCGCATACTTTCGCGTTCCTTAATTGCGATTTCACGAGCTTTAAGCTCACCCTCCGTCTGAAGTTTTGCCATTTCCGCAGTCTTATCCGCTTTGATCTGGTCATTTTCAGCCTTCAGCGCCTGGGCTTCCTGTTGAATCTTCTGGATTTCCTGCATAACCATCTGTTGCGCTTGCTGCATTTCGGCGTCTTTGGCCTTAAGCTGCTGTTGCAACGCCGCCGCCTCTGGATTATCGGCTTCGGTTATCGCCTCATCCTCGGACTGCCGGATTTCAGGGGGCAAAAGGTGTTTAAGCCTCTTGGCAATCTTATCAGCGCCGACAAAGTCCATATGATCAAGCAGAACGTCCCCAATGAACGGAGCCGCGTCAGGAACCTGCCGCATGATTTCAATAAGGGTGTCACGGGTTTCCTCCCGCTGGGTTGCGAAGTTAGGCCCGGACGACACCGTTACGTCATATTTGCCCACCGTCAGGTTATAAAGCTCAGGTTCCCCGTTTTCGCCCTTCCTGAACGCACCACCGGCCTCCTGGGTGAGCTTGATGACTTTCTCGGCATCATCCTCCCCTAAAATGCGAACCGTCTCACGGACGCTGTAAACGGCTGGTATGATGTCAACCAAAACCTGCCCGCAATAGCGGATCGCACGGTTGAGGTTGTCGATGAAGTGGTAATTCGCCACGTCGCCCTGACGTTCACGAGCGAGAATGGCCTTGCCGCTGGTTTCGTTGCTCTGTGCCCCAATGGCACTCGGATAAATGCCCGTAATGGCCTGCATGTCCTCGTTTGAGTTGATGGCCTCTTGCAAAGCCCCGGCGGGAACACCGGCGAATAGCTGGCGTGTCGGCGGACCGGCGTCATTGGCATATTCAAGGTAAGCATGGTTTCGGGTGTTGGCGCTTGCCCACTTGCTTTCTTGCCCCTTGGGAACGAATCCTTTAGGCCCGACCCACGGCGCTTTCGGTGCGAGAGCGACCAATTCCGTAGTGGCGCTGCGCCAGAAATTTAATGCCATCTGCGAATCCTTGGCGTCCCGGATCATGGAGCGGAACTGGCGCTTGCCGTCCAGGATGACCTCGTCGCCCCACACCGGGCAGATGGGAATATTAGAACCCGGCCAGTCGTCCTCATCCAGGACTTCCGAGCCGTTAATGATGCGGCGTTTGACCTCGTGGTATGTAACTTCCCTGCGGCGGCGTTCTTCTACCCCTGAGACCTCCATAAAGCCCCGTACAAGCTCGTCGTCGCTCATTCCCTCTGTGGATATGCCGCCGTTCTCAAAGAAGCCCCTAGCCATCTCTGGGAGCATGTCGGCGCGGACCGACTGAATGTTGACCTGCCCCGTGTTCATGTCAGGAATCGCAAGCTGCACCAGGTCACGTTTGGCCTCGGTGCGCAGGAAATACTCGGCAATGCGGATTTGCTCGTCTTGCACCCACTGTGCGGAACTATCGTCACGGGATTCGGCGTCGAACGGTATCATCGAGGCGTCAGGATAGCGCGATTCGTAGTCCCGCTTGTTGATCCAGTCCGAGATGAAGGCATATTCCCAATCGGACGCATCGTAACTCGTAGAATTGACGTCATAGTGGACCGACAGCGCCGACGGGATGCGGTCGATCTTAGCCTCCATGTCAAACGTCTCGTCATGGGCATAATCAATGGAAACACGGAAAAAGCCGAAGCCGCCGGACACCGCGTCGTCTACAGCGTTGTCGTAAGCAACCTCGGCGTTGGAACCCCTCTCGATGGAACGGACAATGCCGCTAATAACCTCAGCCGTTTCCTCGTCGGCCCCGTTGTCTACAGGCGAAACCTTGATCGACGGCTTGTTCTGGCGGCTTTCATTCACAACAGAGCGGATTAAGGCGGGGAGCTTGTTGATCGTCAGCGCCGGGCGAGCTTCGTCTATGCGCTGCTGCTTAATTTTGTCAGGCCACTGCAAACTTTGACGCGCAAACTTAATGTCGTTGTAAAACGCTTCCCTGTTCTCTTCGCTGCCAGACTGGCTCTCTACCAAGCGGTCGCGGGCATCGGCAATGATGTCGTCGGAAATTTTCTGTTTCTTGGCCATCACATATGACCCCAGCAGAGACCAGACTTTACCTTAGCAATGCTTGAAACCGAAACGCCGAAAATATCCCCCGCCTCTTTTTGGGTCATAGATTTATGGTTAAACAGTCTCTTGATAACGCGAACCTGAAATTCGTTTAACTTGGCGCGACCATTTTTTACGCCCCTAGTGTCCGCCCCGCGCCCCTTCTTTATCATATCAGCCATATTGTCGTCATTGCTTCCCAAGAAAAGATGGTCTGGATTTATGCAGGGCGGATTATCACATTTATGGAGGACACAGGCATCTTTTCCATCGATGCTTTCTGGTATTGGGCCATTGTGCGCTTGCCAAGAAACTCGATGAGTACAGCGCCCAGAACCAGCCACCTGTATTCTGCCGTATCCCTTCTTATCTCGATACCCCGTAAATTCGAGGCAACCAGTTTTCGGGTTGACTTTTGTTTTTGCAAATAGGCGATCCACAACTGAACCCCTTTTTGTGGGGGTCCTGTTTAAACACTCTTCTGTAATCGGGTTTGCTTTTTTCGCCATTGATCGTTCCATCCGGGGCTTCGCCGCTTCACAGCGGTGATAAACTTTGATGCGGGCCGGTGCTAGACCAGCTTCGGTGTATTAGTCGTTGCGTACATCCCAGTCGTCACTGGTTCACCTATCCCATAATACCGTCTGGCGAGGCATGACCTCTACAATAACCAAGCGCTTCCATCAGCGCCGCCGCATCAAACTAGATACTATATCAATTCATGTAGATTGGCAAACCCCGAATTGCCTCACAGGTGGGACAGTCGCAAACCCCCATTTTATCTATTCTCTGCGCCTCGTCCAGAACCCGCCGTGCATTCTCAACCGTCGCCGCATAGCCAACAATCGCCCCGCCCTTGTCGCGGATGGCGTACCCCTCATTAAACGGGACGATGGCGTATCTCACTTATCAACTCCGGTTTCCCAGAGTTTATGTTACCCCGCCGAAGCGTTGTTGGCAATGATTACTGGAGCGGCCTCCGGGGTACACTCCCGGCTCACACCATCTGGCGATGGCGCGTCCAATAGACAGGCCGCATTGTCTGGTTTATGTGGCTTCCCAACAAGCCAACGAAATCTACTGTCATTATCTAACTGCTTTAACCTCCTGAGAACGGGCTTTATTTTTTGTCGTAGCGGCTTAACGTATATATGTTTGTTGCTACCTGGTATTGGTTCCCAATCTGGCCGTTTCTGGGCAACATAGGTCGGAGCGTTACTTCCTATTTCACGCCCGACCTGTCTGCCGTGTTTAACCTCTCCCGTTGGTAACAGATAGGAATTTGGGTAGTTACTAGCTTGGCGGTGTCCGATATAAATAAAACCCGATGCTTGGTATATGCCCCCATGATGATTTTGCCCCTCATCGGCATACGACAGCACAAAGGGAGTGTTTGTATTTTTGCGGAGCCACCTTAGTGTCCAGCAAATAAACTCCGACAATGGTTTGTTAAAATCATCACGACGAACAAGCCTTTGTAATTCTAGGGCATCTTGTGGCATATCGCGGTTGACTGGGTTGCCGTACAAAATACCGGCTAATGGTTCCCCTGTGTCACCGAACAGGCCACCGTCTTCCCGCCAAGCAAAGGAGTGGCGCACGGCAGAAGGCATTTTGTGGGAATAGTGGAAATCCCTGACCAACGGCCAGATTTCATCCTGCGTCGCCCCCGTCATTTTCATTCTACCACCACACGCCAACGGCGATGATGATTAGCCAAATGATGATAAGCCAGCCTTGGTCTTCGGTCATTGCCGTTCCTTGCTTGTTTATGTTTGCGCCCCACCAACGGTTTAAGGGACTGGCCGGAGCCGTCCACACCTTGCGCTTCTATGCGCCACCACGGCGCTTCCCGGAATCGAAGAGAGCATCAGCCGGCGCAACGAGTTGCCGATGGTGGTTCCAAAACCGCGCTCGAAGGGCT